GGTTTAATGGTATGGTTATAGGGGGGGAGACTTTCTCCCCCCCTTTTAATCCTGACTGCTTTATAGCAGACTCACCCACGACAGGAGAATGACATGGGTAATACTACATTTACTGGAGCAGTACGCTCCGAAAGCACATTCAAAACAGTAAGCAAAAACACCACCACAGGCGCTATTACCGAAGTAGTCACTGTAGGTGATGCCCCCGTTAGCCTTGCTGATGCAAACGTAACTCTCACCAACGCGACCCACAGCGGCAGGGTTATCCTTGTTCCAGATGGCGGTCAAGACAATACATACACATTGCCAGCACCTGTGGCAGGCTCTATGTTCCGTTTTGTTTATGCAGGCGGAGCGGCTGATGCAACTGATGCAATTATTGTTACTCCCGCGAATGCTAACTTTTTCGTTGGCGGATTAACGTTCCTTGATACTGACAATGAAGTTAGTGCGGTTTTCTCTGATGGTAACTCAAACAGCAAGATACAGATCAATGTACCCGCTGGCTTTGATGTAACTATTATGGGTATAGACGCGACTAATTATCAGATATTTGGTAGCGTGACTGGCGCAACTGCTCCAGCGTTCGGTGATCAGTAAAATTAACATGAGGAGGCTGGCTCAGGTCAGCCATCCCACCAATTACAGTGAGGACGGTTAAATGGCTGATGCAGTTGCAACGCAGACGATCAGTGATGGCGCACAGTTTGCGACATTTAAGTTTACAAATGCTAGTGACGGTACTGGCGAAAGCGCGGTTAAGAAGATTGATGTCTCCGCTCTTGGCGTGAACCCTGTTACAAAGCAGTCGTGTAGTAGCGTATCGATCTATGGCATATGGTATAGCACCATAGGTATGAGCGTTAAGATTGATTTTGATGCTAGCACAAATGTTCTGGCTTGGAACCTTATCGCTGACTACTCAGACAATTTAGACTTCTCTGGCTTCTCAGGTATCCCAAACAATGCGGGTAGCGGAGTTACTGGGGACATCGACTTTACTACGGTAGGTCACTCAAGCGGTGACAGCTATACTATTGTAATGAAAGTTCTAAAGCATTATGGCTAGAAACTATAAGCTGGAGTACGAGAAGTATCACTCAAAGCCCACGCAAAAGAAGCGCAGGGCTAACCGCAATGCGGCCAGAGATATCATGGAAAAGAAAGGTCTTGTCAAAAAAGGTGATAAGAAAGATGTTGATCACAAGGATCGTAACACCAAGAACAACGAGCCTAGCAATCTTAGAGTAACTTCTAGAGCCAAGAATAGGTCTAGAAACGGCACTAAAAAGAAGTGAGAAATCGATATGGACGATAAAAAAGATAGACGCGCTATATCTGCACCGATGAGCAAAAAAAGGGCAGAAGAGGCGATAAGAGCCATGAAGAAAGATAACCGAATGCCGAATGAAGACGATAAAGACGGCAAAGAAGACGCAAAGAAGCCTGTCAAGATGCGTGAAGGCGGCATGGTTCGCGGTGCAGGAAAGGCAAGGCAGGGAGTTCGTCCCTGTAAGATGCGCTAATGCCAGCCAAGAAGCCAGCCAAGAAGAAGGCAAAGTCCAAGGTAAACGCGGCAGGCAACTATACAAAGCCTGAGATGCGTAAGCGACAGTTTAGCCGCATCAAGGCTGGAACCAAGGGCGGAAAGGCTGGTCAGTGGAGCGCAAGAAAGGCTCAGATGCTAGCAAAAGCTTATAAAGATGCAGGTGGAGGTTACAAATGAAGGGCGTAAAGCACTACAAGAGAGACGGAACTGAGCATAAAGGTTCTACCCACAAGATGTCTGACGGAACCTTGCATAGTAATAAGTCTCACACTAAGACAAGTGTAAAGCTATTTCACTTTAAAGACTTGTCGGCTAAAGCCAAGGCAAGGGCGAAAGGCAAAAAGTAATGGCTATTTCACGCGCACAGGCTGGCAAACAGACCAAAAGCGGTAGCGCAAAGAAAAAATCCCAGAAGTCTTTAGATAAGTGGACTAAGGAGAAATGGGGAACAAAGTCAGGAAAGAACAGCACCCAAGGCAAAAAAGCTACGGGTGAAAGATATCTCCCCAAGAAGGCAAGGGAGTCTCTAACAGACAAAGAGTATGCGGCTACATCGAGAAAGAAGAGAGCTGATACGAAAAAAGGCAAACAGCACAGCAAGCAACCCAAGAAGATTGCTAAGAAAACCGCGAGGCACAGGTAATGGCTACGCCGCGAAAAGGTAAGGCAAAGGTTAAGGTAACCTCTTCAGGGAAAAAGGTTAGCTATGGTCAGGCTGGCAAAGCAAAGGGCGGTGGTGCGAGGGTAAAGCCGGGAACATCCAAGGGAGACAGCTATTGCGCTAGGAGTCTGGGGATTAAAAAACGCCTTCCAAAGAAAAAGCAAAACGACCCTAATACTCCAAACAATCTATCCCGTAAGCGATGGAAATGCTCTGGGGCTAAATCCAGAAGGAAATAGACATGGCTACAAGCGGAACATATGCATTTGACTTAGACCTAGGAGACGCTATAGAAGAGGCGTTTGAGCTTGCTGGTCTTGAGTTAAGAAGCGGCTATGACTATCGAACCGCAAGGCGTAGCATCAACCTGATAATGCTTGAGTGGCAGAACCGAGGTTTAAACCTATGGACTGTAGACTTTGCTTCGGAGACGATGACCGCAGGCGACTCAACGTACCCATTATCCGCTGATAAGCTAGATATAGTTGAAGCGTTTGTGAGAACAAACAGCGGGAATACATCTAGCCAGTTCGATCAGACTCTGACAAGAATATCAGGAAGTCAGTATGCTCATCTTTCTAACAAGTTAACAACAGGAAAGCCGTTGCAATTTTGGTTGGAAAAAAAGCCGACAGGAATAACATTCAATCTGTGGCCTGTTCCTGATAGCCAAGAAACGTATCATCTTTCCTATTATTATCTTCGCAGGGTTGAAGATGCAGGATCGCCAGCATCACTTAACATGAGCATACCTGCTAGGTATCTTCCTTGTCTTGTTGCTGGCTTGGCCTATCAGCTTTGCCTGAAGTATGCAGAGGCGGGAGCAAAGGCTTCTGTCATGAAGGCGGAGTATGAGTCACAGTGGACGCTTGCGGCTGATGCGGATAGAGAGAAAGCATCTATCTTTGTGTCTCCCGGCGGTTACCAGTTTTGAGCAGAACTCAAGGTAAAAGAGCTTTTGGGTTTTGTGACCTGACAGGCTTCCGATATCCGCTGAGAGACTTGGTTCCACAGATAGTCAATCAGCGCCCTACAGGGTTGTTGGTTGGCAAAGACGTTTTGGATGTTGATCAGCCGCAACTTCAGTTGGGTAGAGTCAGAACAAATGATGATCAGTCTCTCAGGAATCCTCGACCAGATAGAGCGCAGGCAGAAAGTCGGGAGTTATATGCATTTGATCCTGTTGGTGGAGGTGTAACTGAGCTTGGCAGTAGAACTGTAGGCTTAGATATATCTGCTCATGCAGGAAAAGTTACGGTGGAAATAACCTAATGGCGTGGACATTTACAACACTAAAGTCTTCTATACAAGACTATCTTGAGACTACAGAGTCTACCTTCGTAAGTGAGCTTCCAAACATAATCACTCGCGCAGAGGAAAGAATACTCAAGTCTGTACAGCTTCCAAACTTCAGGAAGAATGTTACAGGTGCTTGCACATCCGGTAATCAGTATCTTCAGACCCCTAGTGATTTTCTGGCGCTGTACTCCATAGCTCTAGATAATAGTGGCTATGAGTATCTGCTCAATAAAGATGTTAACTTTATACGGGAAGCATACCCAGTTAGCACCGTAACAGGCGTTCCGAAGTATTACGCTCTATTTAATGATCAGACATTTATAATGGCTCCAACACCAAATGCGGCATTTACGTTTGAGCTACATTACTTTTACAAGCCTATATCGATTACTCAGTCTTCTGACGGGACTAGCTGGCTTGGTGACAACGCTGAGAATGCATTGTTGTATGGCTGTCTTGTTGAAGGTTACACGTTCCTTAAAGGAGATGCTGATCTTATGGCTCAGTATCAATCAAAGTACCAAGAGTCTCTCGACAAGCTAGAGATACTGGGTGAAGGCTACGACACTACAGACAGTTACAGGTCTGGCGCGGTAAGAAAGGCCAGATCATAATGCTAATGGAGCTTCCATCAACCCCGATAGTAGAGGTTGCTACAACGTCAGGCAAAGGTCACGATGTAGAGTTTTGGGCTGAAAAAGCAACAAACAAGATCGTATCTGTTGGTAAGACTAGCCACCCCGCTGTAAGGGAGCAGGCTGAGGCATTTAGAGATCAGGTTTACACTGTCGTGTTGCACTTCATGAAGGAAGCGATAAAAAGCGATAGAACCACGCTCACGGGCGTTTTTGAATCAAACCAACAGAAAGAAATGGCAGAAATAATTAGGAGATTGTAATGGCGATATCGCAGGCAGTTTGCTCCAGCTTTAAATCAGAGCTTTTGCAGGGGCTACACAACTTTACTAACAGCAGTGGAAATACGTTCAAGCTAGCCCTATATACAAGCAGTGCTAGCTTGGGGGCCGCTACTACGGCGTATAGTTCAACTAATGAAGCTAGCGGCACTAATTACACCGCTGGAGGCGGCGCGTTAACAAATGTTACCCCCTCACTTTCAGGAACTACAGCGATTACTGACTTTGCTGACCTAACGTTCTCAAACGCAACAGTAACTGCAAATGGCGCATTAATATACAACGACACAAATGCTGATCGGGCTGTTGTGGTTCTGGCTTTCGGGGCAGACAAAACATCAACAGCGGGTGATTTTACAATAGCGTTTCCTACGGCAGATGCTAGCAACGCAATTATTAGAATAGCTTAACAGCAATGTCGAATCTCACAGGTTGGGGCAGAGGAACTTGGGGTGGTGGAGGCTTTGGCGAAGAACTTTCAGAGACGGTTACTGGCAATCAGGTAACTGTTTCCGTTGGTAGCGTTGTAGTAACAGCAAAAACTCCTATAACCGTGAACGTAAGTGGATCGGCTATGACATCTGCAACATCATCCGTAACGCCTTCTGGGAATGCAGGCGTTACGTTAACAACTACTGACCCATTAACAGCAAGTGTAGGTACAAGTAACGTGTACGGGCTGATTGTGACGGGGCAAACTACAGATTGGCGAGAGGTAGCTTAAATGGCAACTTATGTAAATGATCTCAGACTGAAGGAGATCGCAACAGGTGATTCTTCGGGTACATGGGGTACTGAGACGAATGTTAACCTAGAGTTAATCGGTGAGGCTATGGGCTATGCGACTAAGGCAGTCGCTAACGCATCATCCTCTACAATCACAATGCCCGATGGGACTGCCACGAATGGAGAGCTTAGGTCTTTGTATCTGAAGCTAACTGGGGGCGGTCAAGCATCCACGATAACCCTAGCGCCAAACACCGTATCTAAGGTTTGGTTTATTGAAAACACTACAAGCTATACGCTTACATTTACACAGGGTTCTGGTGCTAATGTTGCTGTAGCGGCTGGGCAGACCAAGGTAATAGCTTCAGACGGTGCTGGAAGCGGCGCTGTCTTGTATGACGTTATGACTGACCTGTCATTAGCAGGAGATTTGTTTGTCGCTGACACCGTACAGCCATCAGGCGACACTGCCGCTGGTGATAACGCGGCTATAGGTTACACCGCCGCTGAAGGTCTTATCCTGACCGGACAAGGCTCTACTAACGATGTTACGATCAAGAACGATGCGGATGCCGCTGTTTTACAGATTCCAACCGGAACGGTAAACACCACTCTTGCAGGTACTTTGGGTGTAGCGGGAGGTTCAACCAACGGTGTGGTCATATCTCAGGGAGATATAGCCCTAAAGAATGGCGGTACGCAGTCCACAATTAAGTTCTATTGCGAGTCAAGCAACGCGCACTACGCTCAAATTCAGGCTCCCCCGCACTCTGCCTTTTCAGGCAACGCAACTCTTGTTCTGCCAGCTAATTCAGACACCTTGGCAGGTATTGCGGCTACACAAACCCTTACAAACAAGACGTTAACAACTCCGGTACTAAACTCCCCCGACATTACGGGAGACACAGCGGCGGGTGATGCCGCCGCGCTTGGTTACACTTCCGCTGAAGGCATTATTGTTACGGGTCAGGGTTCTACATCTGATGTGACGCTCAAGAATGATGCTGATGGGACTGTACTGACAATCCCAACGGGAACCACCAATGTTGATATTGTTGGTGTAGCTACAGCGGCAACTTTTGAGCCTGATGGCGACACAGCGGCAGGAGACAATGCGGCAATAGGTTATACCGCCGCAGAGGGTTTGATACTTACAGGTCAAGGTTCTACCAATGACGTAACGATTAAGAACGATGCAGACGCTGACGTAATTGAAATACCAACAGGCACAACTAATGTCACAATAGCAGGTACATTAGATGTTGGAGGTGCAAAAGCTAAAGTTGCAGGTCTTGAGACTATCTATGTTCCAGCGGCGGCGATGTACCCTAACTCAACCGCAGGTTGTGCTGACCTAGAACAAGTCGAACTGTCAAATGGCCCAGAACTCAAGTGCTTAGACTTTGACGCAAGTTCTGACGAGAATGCACAGTTTACCGTGTGCTTCCCTAAGTCGTGGAACGAGGGTACGGTGACATTCCAAGCCTTCTGGACAGTAACAGGAACCAATACGGGTACGGTAGCGTGGGGATTATCTGGTGGTTGTATGGCAGATGATGCAAGCATTAACACCGCATTTGGAACAAATGTAGTGGCTACTGCAAAAGCCTTTAGTGGAACCTCTAATGACATGACTGTTTCAGCGGTAAGTGGGGCGGTAACAATAGCAAACGCGGCAGTAGACACCCAGACGTACTTCCAGATCATGCGAGATGTATCGGCAGATGATCAGTCGGGCGATGCTCGCTTGCTAGGCATTAAGTTGTTCTTTACCACTGATGCGGCGAACGACGCATAAGGAGTAACTGATGAGTGGATTTGGTTATAACATAAATGGATTTGGTGTCGGTGCTAGCGGTAGCCCATTATTAGTAGAATATTTAGTGGTAGCGGGTGGTGCATCAGGCGGCTTTAACGGCGGCGGGGGCGGTGGTGCGGGGGGCTATGAGGCCAACAGCACAGGTTACGAGGTTGTCGCAGGTCAGGGATATACTATCACTGTAGGTGCGGGTGGCTCTGTACCTACAGAATCATCCCAAGTGCAGAACGGAAGCGCAAGCTCCTTTGGAAGTGTAGCCGCTACGGTTGGCGGGGGTGTTGGTGGCCGAGGGACTTCCAGTACGGCAGACGGCACTTCAGGAGGCTCTGGTGGCGGAGCCGCCGCCTACGCCTACAGCACCTCAAGTGTTGGCTCTCCCGGTAGCGCATCAGTCAGCGGCGAAGGCAATGCTGGAGGAAACGCTATCGTTACAGCCAGTCAAGATGGTAACTTCCAAGGAGGAGGAGGTGGTGGTGGTGCTGGCGCGGCTGGTGCGAATGCCTCGCAAACAAACTGTGCTGGTAAAGGTGGCAACGGCGGCAACGCGAAGCAGTGGCTAAACGGAACATATTACGCAGGCGGTGGCGGCGGCCACGGAATGAAGAACCAAGCGGCATGTTCTGGCAGTAACTTTGGCGTAGGTTACGGAAGCGGCGGATACACCCATGGCGGTGGTAACGGTTATAGAACGTATTGGACGGGCAATCAAAACTCCCTTTATAGCTTTGGAACAAATGGTACTGCCAATACGGGTGGTGGTGGCGGTGGTGGCTCACTGTATACAGTGTCTCACTCTGGTTTTTTCACAGGTTCAGGTGGGTCTGGAGTGGTAATTATCAGATATGCAGGAGCCACTGCGGCATCCGGTGGAACCATTACATCATCCGGCGGCTACACCTATCACACGTTTAATTCATCTGGCACATTCACGCCAAACTAAGGAGGACACATGGCACATTTTGCAGAAGTAGTAGACGGCATTGTCCAACGAGTGATTGTTGCCGAACAGGATTTTGTAG